AGGCAAGAGGCATTCAAGATTGCACAAGATGCCGGCCAATTGATTGAGCCAAAAGGCGAGAATCAAAAGTTCCATTATGACCGCGGAGTACTTCATTCCGGCATGTTTGAATTAAAACCAACAACAATGCCTTTCAATGGAAAGATTGTTACTGAAAACCGTGATCCTGCGCTTCAAAAGGCTGCCCAAGCGTTGAGATTGGCTACTGACCCACAAGAGCAGAAACGGCTTGCTGCTGAGTACCAAGAGATGGTCAAGGATCGTATGCCTAGCTATGACCTGCCGGCCGTGCCAAAACCCATGTCTGAAGAAGTAATGAGGGATGCCATTCAAGGAAAAACTCGTAAAGACAAAGTTGGAGTTGCTAATCAAATCTTGAAGCAAGGCGATATGGTTGGATCCCGGATTGATATCAAGGCATCCGAAAAAGGTAATTACGTTATTACTCTGCACGACCCTCGCACAAGCATGACTGAAGGAGGAGCAGGATCTCCAGTAGCCCATGAGTCCACGGTTCATCTAAAGAATGTACAATTTGGTAGCAATGCCTCAGATGCTCTTGATATTGCCGCAGGACGCTCCAAGGGAACAATTGCTACGATTGAAGGCGAATGGCAGAAAACCTCGCCAGAAGAGGCATATAAGCTCGCCAATGACTATTTTAACGACCCAGAGTGGAAGCAGGTAGCAATGAACCCTATTAGAGGGTCCCAATTCACAATCCGTTCTACTGGCAAACCAATATCTAGCGCTGATGAGGTCATTCAAATTGGTAAGTTTGTACTGGTCAAGAATCCCAATGTAGCCAAGGGAGCAGATATTGCTGAAAGGATGACCACGAAGACTGGGCAGAAGTTCTTGCCTGCTGATAAGCTGGACGAGGCGCACGCTGATCTTGAGCGCAGGTATAAGGAAGGAGATGAATCAGCAATGGAAGAGGCTGAGAAGATTATTAGCAAAAAAGCTAAAGATTCTGGATTTGAGGTTGGCCCTGTATGGCATCATGGAGGATTTGATAAGGATATTGATGGCATTCCTAAAACAGAAAAAGGAATGCATTTTGGAACTAAAGAAGCGGCTACGCAAAGGGCATATCAAAAAGGGCATGACGATCAAATAGAATCATTGAAAGTAGAGCAAGATCCAGAAACTGGAAAGTGGGATTGGACAACAACCGATCACGATAGTTTTTCACNCAATGAAGAAGGTTTTAATTCAAAGAAGGCAGCAACTGATGATGCTTATAATGCTATTGATGCATTATACAGCTCTGATGGATGGTCTGATGCAGAACCAGAAGACCTAGGAACATTTACCAAGGCATATTTGAAAGGCAAATTTAAGAAAATTCCTGATATGGGTTCCGGCTGGGGAGATGAAATTGAAAAGGCTAAAAAAGAAGGATATGATGGGTTTATATACAAAAACGATGTTGAGGATAAGGGAAGCACATCCTACTCAATCTTTAATCCAGAGCAGGCTAAATCAGCAGATCCATTTACCTACGACAACAACGGCAAGTTAATCCCTCTCTCCCAACGTTTTGATACGACGAAGAGCGACATCAGGTTTATGCCTTCCGCCAAGCTAGACGAATCTATTAAAGCTGGAGAACTTCCAACTGAAGAAACGCAAAATTATCAGGGAATTCACTTCCTTCCCTCAGTTGATAAGGACAAAGGATACGCAGAAGAGATGAATCGTAGGATGCCAAATGGACCAAAGACTCTTACGTACTTCTCTGGTGGTGGACTGATGGAGGTGGGTCTTCAAGGATTAATTAATCCTCAATACGCAGTTGAGTATGACCCACAAATTGCTGCTGCCTACCGTGCAGCGCATGGTGACCATATGCTTGAGGCAGATATTACAAAGGTTGATCCTGCCCAATTCAAGGATGTTGACTATTTCCATGCGTCGCCAGTATGCAAAAACTTTTCTGCGCTCAAGGCTAAATCACAAGGAGGCGAGGAATCTGAATTGGATGTTCGTTCTGCTCGTGCCGTTAGCCGTGTTCTGAAAATGCACAAGCCAAGGTTCTTCACTCTAGAAAATGTCAAAGATTACAAAGGTTCTGACGCTTATGAGAACATCAAGCGTACCTTAAAAAACCTTGGTTACAATTTTGACGAGGCAGTCTATAATGCCTATGATTATGGCGCTCCTACTGATCGCAAGCGCCTATTGCTTCGTGCAACTACAGAGGGAGAACTGCCTCCAGTACGCAAGGTTCAGGGAAAGTCATGGTATTCTGTTGTTAAAGATCTGATTAATGATCTTCCAGAGGCTCCAATCCGCGGCAAGACTGATCCTGAAGTAAACTACCTATATGATGCCTTGAGGAAGGATGGAATTGACCCAATGAATGTGCCGGAGCCTATTCTGTTTCCGGGAGGAAGCCTTCGTGGAGTATTTGACTACCGCATGAGTGATGAGCCTGCGTTCACATTCAAAGCGACTCCCGGAAATGTTGATCGTATCCTCATGCCCGGAGGAAGGCTTCTGCGGGTTACTGCTCGAGCAAAGGCTCGCATGAGTGGTTTGCCGGATTCATACAAGCTGCCAAACAATGAGAATCTTGGCATCAAAATCATTGGCAATGGAATTCCTACTGATTTGGTCAGAAATGTATTTGGACCAATGTTTGAGAAAGAGGGAGGTAGCCGATTCCTTCCTATTGATGAGGAGTATCAAAAGGCAGGTACTGATGAAGAGAAGAAGGCAATCATTGAGCAGGCCGCCAAGGATGCCGGATATACAACTTTTGGATACAAGGCCATGAGAGGTCATGTTCCGCATATGAGCGTTAGCACAAGAGACATGTCAGATCCATATCCTGCAACCTATATGGCACAAGACAAACAAGTAGCCGCAGTGTTTGGTCATGCAAACAAACCTGTCCGTGAAGTGGCTACTGATGCTCAAAACTTGTTTGATTACCGCAATCCCAAGCACCTGGCCGGACTAGAGGAATTCCTTAACAAAATGGGAATAGATGCATTTAATGAGGCACATGCAATTGCCGTAGGAGATACTTCCTCTGCTGATAGCAGATTTAATTATCCAAGCATTGCTGCCATCATGGCATTTGCTAAAGAAGGAAACTGGGGCATTATGGAGATGCCATTTGTGAAGGAGTATATTGCTAAGCAAGGTCATGAGGGATTCTATGTCAATGAAGAGTTCCAAAGCAGTAGTACAGAACCAAACATTGCCGTCTTTGACCCTGTACGCATCAAGTCAATTGAGTCTGAAACATGGGATGATCGCAATCTGATCATGCCTTCTGAACGCTTCAATACCCGTAAGAATGATGTGAGATATTTGCCTGACATGATCAAGTCATTCAAAACTGATGTAGATGAGAGTGTTGATATGACTCTTGCGATCGGTGAAACCACACTTCCAAAGAAAGTGCCTGCTCGTGGATGGTTTAACCTTCAAATGAATCCGGGAGTTGGCGATAGGAAACCAATCATTAAGATTGATCCAAAATATGTCATACCTCCACCAGTAAAAGATCCTCTTAAAGAATTAAAGGGAAAGAGGGTGGCATTGGTACAATCTGATCGTCATGACGCATTGGATGGAAGAATGGCCGGTGTTCTTTATCCTCATCTTAAATCTAGCAAGGTTGTTGCAACTACAAAGGATGGCAGAAAGTTTAGTCCAAAATGGGCAAGCCTTGGGCGCTCAATGATTACAGGCAATCTGAACCGCAGCATGGCAACTACAGATGGCCAGTTTTTGGTTCATATGATGGATTGGGATTCTCACAAATCAAACCGTGATTTTACCACTCGTATTGGTAATGATATTGATTCTATAAAGGGATCTCTTACTCCTGAACAAGTTGCCGGAATTCATGCCGTCTTAGAAATTGGAGCATTAGACGCAAAGTCTACCTTGAAGGCAGCCAAAGAAAAATTGGTAGAATCAAAGGCAAAAATTGAAGCTGAACCTCAAGCACGGAATATCAAAACAAGAGTTAAGAACTATGAGGAGTTGCAAGCTCAAGTTGATGAATGGGAAAAAGACTGGCCGCATTATATTGAGTTCTTTGACAAGTACATTGAGTTACGCAAAACGATTGGCAAGAAAACAGGAGCAAACTTTGATCAGAATTTTACTGACCTAGTAAAAGAATATCAAAATGAACCTTGGTTCAAATCAATCATATCAAAGTATAGCAGCGTTCCTTTTGCAGACGAGGCAGGAAGGCTTCCATTTACTAGTCGAGGAAATGCTATGGAAGCATTACACAAGCTGCCATATGGGCCTTCTGTCATGCGTAAACTTGATCGTGAGGCAGATTTCCGAGGTGCAGAAAATACTGATCTTGTGGCTACAGTTCAGTTCTCTAAAGATCCAGATGCTTTCGGAGTTTATACTGCTTCTAAACGCAAAATCCCAAAAAACGCATCTCCAGAATATCGTGCAATTTTAGAGGAGTATAATAATAGCGTTGATTACAACATCTCTTTAATGACAGATACTGAAAGAGATCTGCGTGATCAGTATTTAGCAGATCCTAATTTTAGAACTCATCCATCATATGATTGGGTAATTGTTGGTCCTCCTGACGGAAATGACTTTATTTTTGATAGNCCTCTTGACCCATTAGAGGTTTTCCCGGACTATCCGCGAATAGGAACACGAAACAATATTGTCAATACAATGAATTGGGCTGCCGCAAACCGTCCTTTAATTATAAAATAAATGAGCATGATACTTTCAGATAAAGAACAAGCGCCTCAAGGTTGGAAGACACAACCATGTAATGACCTATATGTGCATTATGATCCAACTGAGTGGACTGATGAGCAGGTAGGAGTTATGGCACAATCTGCCATAAATGGCGACTCAACAGAGTTGAAAAAGAATTCAATACCAGATACTATATTAACTCGCGAATATTCTAATGCTAGAGCAACCTAAATAATCATGGCCGAAATCAAAGATCCTAAAGATGTAACATGCCTTGTCGTAGATAATGGCCTTTTTATTGAGTTGGCTATAACTCTGGCCAAGACCTACAAAAAAGTTTATTACTACGTCCCTTGGGAGTCTGCTTTTGCCAAGATGAATCTGGCCATGATCGGTACCGGGATGGAAGGTATTGAGGTTGTAGATAGCATCTACGGTCCTCACTTTGAAGAAATTGATTTATTCTGCTTCCCGGACATATACATGGGATGGGAACAAGAGCATCTTGAGAAGATGGGTAAAGTCGTATGGGGATCTCGCACAGGCGAGTGTCTGGAACTCAAGCGTGAAGGGATGAAGGAGATCATCAAGGCTCTAGATATGCCTGTGGGCAAATTCACGCATATAAAGGGTATTTCTAACCTGCGAGCATACCTCAAAGAGCATGAGGATGTTTATGTAAAAATAGACAAGTTCAGAGGGACATTTGAGACTTTCCATAGTGCTAATTACAAAGAAGTTGAGCCAAAACTTGACGAGGTTGAGTTCAACCTTGGAGCTTTCAAGAAACTCATTGAGTTCACGGTGGAAGATGCCCTTCCTGATCGAGTTGAGGTAGGCACGGATTGTTGGGCCATTACGGATAAGGATGGTCAATGCCAATATCCAGAGCATCTAATCTCTGGAATTGAGATCAAAGATGTGGGATTCGCTTCCATATTCAAGCGCTACGATGAATTGCCGGAAGTGGTCACTCGCTTCAATGAAAAGATGCGGCCGGTCTTTGCTGCCTACAATTGGCGCGGTTTTGTTAGTACTGAGGTGCGTATTGGAAAGGATATGGATCCCTATATGATTGATTTGTGTGCTAGGGCACCATCTCCTCCAAATGAACTTTATCAGATGCAATATGCCAACCTAGCTGATTGCATCTGGGCTGGTGCTAACGGCATCGTCATTGAGCCAGAGGCTACTGCAAAATTTGGTGCTGAGATCATGCTTCATTCCTCATGGGCCGATAAAGCATGGCAGCCAATCTCATTCCCTGAAGATATCCGGGATTATGTAAAGTTACGGAATGCCACCAAGATTGATGGAATCTACTATGCAATCCCTCAAGCCTGTGGCTTGCCAGAGTGCGGTGCCGTGATCGGTTTAGGTGATACGCTTGAGGAGGCACTTGATCATGCCGTGGAGAACGCTGAACAAGTTACAGGGTACTACCTTGAGGCAAAGATGGGCGCTATTGATGATATCAAGAAACAATGTGAAAAGCTCGATGAACTTGGCCTCAACATGTTTAAGGAAGAAGAGTAAACCTCTTCCTCCACAACCTTTCCCTAGAAGGGATGATGATATTCCACCCTATAAATGAGAATAGAAATAAAATCCATTGATCCCGCGGCCATCCGATATTCCACATGTGGAGATTGGCAATGGTTGCCTGATGGGAGCATGAAGGTAAGCGTTCCTGACTATGCCAACCGCAATAGCGAGTTCCTCGTGGCGTTGCACGAAATGGTTGAGGCATGGTTATGCAGGAAGGATCATATTACCGAGGCTGAAGTTTCATCTTGGGATATGAATAATCCTGAGTTGGAAGAACCCGGAGATAGCAAGAACGCTCCATACCATCATCAGCACATGGTTGCCATGAATGTTGAAAGGATTGTCTGCGAGGCAATGAAGATTCCGTGGGAGGATCATCAGCGATGGGTAGAGAATGCCGCAAATGAAGTTGATCGCAACCTTGCCACAGGGAGGGCGACTCCAAAGATCACGTTGGAAGGTTCAAGATTTTGGGCAGAGCTTCATATCTTTGCACTACGAGCAGAGAACCTTCATTCTACAAACAATTTTGAAAATGAGGCATGGCTTAATGAATGGGCAGCAGCAATTCCGTTTGAGAAGTGTCCGTGTGAGGAACATATGTATGATTTCATTGAAAAGAACCCTCCTGATTGGGAAGAGTTTTTTGAGTGGACGGTTGATTTCCACAATGCGGTAAATGCTCGTATTGGCAAGTTGACTATGGATCATGGCCTGGCCAGAGAGTTGTGGACGACTAGATCCTTTTGACCGCGGATGCCCATATAATGGGCTTCTAGGAGGCACAAAAATAATTGTTGACCTTTTTACGCTTGGGTTTATTATCACTACAGATAGTTCAAACCAACCCAAACCCAAACACACATGAAACCCACAAATACCACGTTGCCAATTGGAGACTTTGACTCCATAACGCAAAAGCTACAATCCGCGGTTCGCGCTCTTGCTTTTGCTACTCAGAACCCTGATTTGGTTCATGCTGAAATTGACAGTGCCTTGTATCTGATTGATTCAGCGGCTAAGCAGATCAACCAATTTGTAAACTGGTCCCAAAAATAAAGCGGTTTACACACATCAACAACATCAAAGTTTTCTTCTGTTGCCAAAGTTGGCGATGGGCTTTATACACTCAACTCCTAAACCCAACCAAACCTACACATCTATGAATACCATTGATATCGTAATAAACACAATAGCTCTAGTGTTAGCTATTGAACTCTGGATCGCAGCAATGATCTACGTGATCACTCTCAAGGATTAATATGAACCCTATTGTTTATGGATCCGTTTGTTCTGGCATTGAAGCTGCAACAGTTGCTTGGCATCCACTTGGTTGGAAGCCTTCCTTTTTCTCAGAGATTGAGAAATTCCCAAGACAAGTATTAACCCATCATTACCCACAGANCCCTCTCCACGGAGACTTCACAACCATACAAGCCAATGACTACAACCCAATTGACCTTCTTGTCGGAGGAACACCCTGCCAAGCCTTCAGTGTCGCCGGACTCCGAAAAGGATTGGATGACCCTCGTGGCAACCTCACTCTCGCCTTCCTTGGGCTTGCTGAACGCTTACGTCCCAAGTGGATTGTTTGGGAAAATGTCCCCGGTGTCTTGTCAATTGACGGAGGACGGGCGTTTGGCTCCTTCCTCGGAGGGATGGCGCAACTCGGGTATGGGTTCGCCTACCGGGTTCTTGACGCTCAATTCTTTGGAGTACCACAGCGCCGTCGCAGAGTCTTCGTTGTTGGATATTTTGGAGACTGCCGCCGTGCCGCCGCGGTATTATTTGAGCGCGAATGCTTGCGCAGGCATACTGCGCCGTTCGGAAAAAAGAGGAAAAGTTCTTCCACTTTTGCTCAGGCAGGCATTGGAGAATACGGCCGGGCCGAAGTTGGAGGATGCCTGCGACAGTTAGGAGGAGATTGCGGAGGAGGAAGCGAATCAATAGCAGTTTCCTTCAAGGCAAATATGTCCTATCCGGCAACATATCAGGACGGGATTGCTCCTACCCTAGAGGCTATCAATCAGCAAGCTATTGCCTATGCCGCAGATGTTGCTCCAACCCTAGACAAAGGGATTCCGGGGCGTGGAGCAGGTAGCCTCAATGCCGGAGATGGTCATTTGGTTGCCACTCCATTCACTATTGCTCCCGGAGTTGGAGAGAATAGGGACCAAGTCCACACTAGCGTTCCGGCAGACACGGCAAAAACATTGTCCACCTCGCAGACATTGGAGGCGCATCAGGGAGGCACGGGAGTCATATCTACCTTCCCTGAAGGAATTGCTCACTCAATGTGCGCTCATGGTCAAAGGTATAGTCTAGAGACTGAAACATTCGTGACGCAGCCTACCATGATCAATATGGGAGGAGACAAGGGAGGAGCTTCAATGCGTGATGATGGAGTATCATATACGCTTGGAACTAATGAGCCTCATGCCATTGCATTAGCTGAAAATACCATTGGCCGGCAGCCGCACAATGGAGGCAACGGAGATGGGTTTACAGAAGGAGGTCCAATGTATACGCTTAATACTTCTGGAGTCCATGCCATTGCCTTTGAGCCGGNCAAGCTAAAGCGCCTCGGTGAAGGAATAAACGGAGATGTAGTAGGAACTCTACGAGCATCAGNATCGGATAATCGCCCAGCGGTTGCCGTGGATACTTATAACCAATCAGTTGGAGATGTATCCCAAGCGTTGAGGTCTGGAGCAAATAGCATCGAGCATTCAGGAGGAGTTATTGACATGCGAAAGTTCATTGCCGTGCGCAGGTTGACTCCTGTGGAGTGTGAGAGGCTCCAAGGATTCCCTGATGGGTATACGGATATCAAGCTAAACAATAAGCCAACGCCAGATGGGCCGCGGTACAAGGCGCTCGGAAATTCTATGGCCGTACCAGTCATGGCATGGATTGGCCGCCGTATCCAACTTATGGAGGATATGATACCATCTGATGAATGATCATCCTTTGTGACCATGATACCAAACCACCTAAAGTGCCAACAATAGACACTTATGAAAAGTTCCGTGACTTTATTGAAACAGATATTGCAAGGTTGCAATTACATGGAGTCAGTAACGCTGGATACTTTCATGAAGACACTGGGTATGTTGCCAATGTCATCATGGTTCCTTGTGGAGCAGTAATTGAATATTCTCAAATATGAGTTTTAGAAAGATCTGTTCTGCAATATTTAATGGTCAAAGATGGCAGATAGGATTTGGTATGCCCGGAATAACAAATGGGAAAGTCAACGATGGTATTTGTAAGTATCATTCTCGTAGAATTGTGATCCATCGGAAGGTGAAAGGTAGGGTGGTGTCATTGGAAGAAGCTACAATCCACGAGTGCGCCCATGCGGCCTTTCCGATGATCATGGAGGATGACATTGATCGGTTTGCCTCCACAACGGCAAGAGTCTTGGTAAAGATGAAGACCGCAGAGCCTGATAAACACTAGCTCAAATCAGCATAAAATTAATTCTTGCATAACCCAAGCGTATTGGTAGAGTCACTCTTGTCGGTCAACAACAACCAATACACACACCAAACCCATACAACCATGCAAGAGACAACCTACACAAATCGGATCAACCAAGACAAAATCATCGTCATCCACAATGGATCATGGATTGAGGAAGTCTGGGTAGAAACCGAGTCAGATCGCTTCCGCAATCACGCAGGCTCTAGAATAAACTTCCAGTCATTCATCAACCTTATCAAATACTGGACAGATTTTAATCTCCTTGCCAAGTAATCCTCAACCTACACACATACCACACCACACCAACACACATACATGAATAAACAACTAAATTGGCAAGGCTGCTTCAACACCTGCAGCATCCTGTGGAACAACCACATGAACTCGTTCCCAAACAAGATGCTTACCATCCATGACAATGGAGGAGTGACTCTTGGCAACGAATGCGTGGCCATGTTCCCAAACTACGCTGAAGCAAAGAAGTGTTTCGGCAAGGCCGGATACAAGGTTCGCCGGGCGCCCAAGCATATTGGAACCGCTTGGTACTATTGCACGCCAGTAAAACAACTTCAGGCTGCCTAATAAATTAGGGCCAGGTCCGATCCCTAGCCCAATCTATAATTATGAGCAATCACAAACTTACTCTTACTGCAGAGCAATGGGATCTTCTGTTGTTGGTTCTATCCTACGAACAAGAACGATATGAATGGGATTATGACAAACATCTCCGTGTCACCGGCCGTAAACTAGCGACGATTATCAATAGTATCACAAAATACAAACGGAATACAAACCAATGACACCTGAAATGATTGGACAAGACATTCTTTGGTTTTTGGAGGGAGCAGCAAAGATGCTTATCCCTGCCGCTATACTCATATTCGCAATGCATCTACACTACAAACAATGACAACACACATCGCATCCCTAATCAGCACCCTTGAGGCGCTATTCACTAATCAGGTCAAGATGGCCGAAGCTCATAGGCTAGATACTCTACCCGGTATCAGCACTACTCGAGCCAAGGAGATTTTAACTCAGATACGCTTGGCTAAGGCTGAAGCGAAAGCTCCGGCGACAAGGCCTCAAGACCCTGCATATTTCAAAAGGTTGGATGACATGATGTCTTGGTAAATATTTTCTTGACATAGTCGCCTAAATCTCTAAACCCAAGCATATGGAACATCCATACATATCCGGGCAGAATGATATGCGCGAACAATTGATCGCGTTTATCTACGAGCGCTATTGCTACAATCGGACTTTCTTCGGAAAAGAGAGTCATGTGGCTTTAGAGTTGAAAAGGATCATCCTTGATATCCGCGAGGACCAGGCCCTTGAACTAGAAAAACAAATATCTACATCAACTGATAAATAAATGAATACACTTTGGCGACCACCCACAATTCCAGATGGATGGACAGCTACCAAACGCTTTGCAGGTCATTGGGAGTTGAACTGTCCTCATGGAGTTGGGCATCCTGATCCTCGTGATCCTAACCTTCAACATGATGGTATGCATGGGTGCGATGGTTGCTGCAGTGAGTTCAAAGAGTTTGGAATAAATACATTAAAAACAAATGAAGACTAATTATTACGGCGAATCTCCTTGCATAAATTTTGTTTGGATATTACTTGAAAAGATTGCGAAGAAAGGAGTATTAACTCCTAGATTCCAATCAACAGTTTTACCCAATAAACAAATTATTATCCATGAGAGAACCGAAAAACCATCCAGCGTTTCCAGTTGAACCATATCCGGGCGATGAAGTTAATCCTCCTGTAAGATCAAATTCCGGCATGAGCATTAGAGATTTCTTTGCAGGTTTGGCTATGGTAGGATTGGTAGATAAGAAAATTTGCTCTGCTCCTGATCATGCTGCTGAAAGTGCCTATGCATTTGCTGATGCCATGCTTGAAGAGAGAGCATTCACAACTCGTAAATAACCATGTGGCATCACAACCCTAAAAACCCTCTAGAAGTCAACAAGCCGGCCAAACCTAATCCCTCTATGCCATCTACTGATCCCTCCCTTAAAATTGGATCTCCTAGCATCCGAGTGCCTCTCGGTGATAGCACTGCTAAACAAATGATGTCTTCTCCGGCTATGCCCAAGGACAAAAAGCGCATCATTAAAAATTTACCCAAACGCATCAAATCTAACCTAAAATAAATATGTCTGATTCAACTGACCTCACTCCTGAAGAAATCGCAGCTACTGGCGCTACTGGAGTTGCAAATACTCCTAGCAATATCATTCCGATGCCAACTATTCCTGATGTCCCTTTGGCATCTTCTCACGACGAGGTGAACCTACAGTCTGCATCGGCTGTTGGCGACCAGTCTGCTGCCGGACAAACCGAACTTCCTCCAGCAACTGATGCCAATACGGTTGACCTTTCAAAGGTTACATTTGATGAGGTTTTTGCTGATGTTGTTCAGAAAACTAAAGAGTTTGCTTTTAGGTTGATTGTATCCTGTGGACTCCTTGAGCAAATTGCACTTCGCGATGGTTTTGCAAATGCTCCTGCTACCGCTGAAGAGGATTCTAAAGCTCCTAAAGCTGCTGAAACTACGGCAAGCTCTGATGTGGCTCCCTCTACAATTTCTGAACCCACGGAGACAGTGGTGTCGTAATGAAGGCCAAGAATAAGTTTACTAGAAATCACAACGGCCAGAAAGCTACTAGCAATCTGACTGGCAAGCGCAGCCATGCAGCACCAAAGGCAGCAAATGGAGCAAGCGGAGAGTCTGGAGATGCCATCTCCGGGCGCCGTAAGGCATTCTTGCTACGAAGATCAAATCTCTCGTCGTCAAGTTGACGATTGCGTAAAATATAAACTAGCCAAAGGTGATGGACTCTTCATATCCGAAAACGATATGTTCGCCATGCTTGCGGGCCTTAGGAAGCAAATCTCTCATCTCAAACAATACATCAAAAACATGGAACAAGAAACCAAGCCAGAAGGCATCCTTGAAGAAGCAATACGCATCACGTCAGGTGATAGGCGCAGGGATTATGATCATCCTACACCGAATCATCAACGCATTGCGGATCTTTGGAACGCTTATCTGAATCTACGCAAAACCCCGGATGCTGACATTTCAGCATTAGATGTTGCTACGATGATGATCTTACTCAAGATTGCTCGAGCTGCTCATACTCCTACTAGGGATACCTATGTTGATATTGCAGGGTATTCCCGATGCTGTGCTATAATCTCTGAATATGAAAAATAAAAACCCACACCTCCAACGTCATATCCTAAAGACTGAAACCTACAATGAGCTTCAGAACTCTAGGATTAGTCCCAAAAAGCGTAAGTCACTCAATTCCAAGCTAGGCGGCCTGGCCAAGGGATTAAAAATCAAATTATCAACTGAAGAATAATATGGCAGAAGCATGGACAAACAAGTCAGGTAAAAATCCTAAAGGCGGTCTTAATGCAAAAGGACGCGCTAGTTACAATAAAGCTACTGGAGGTCATCTCAAGCCTCCTGCTCCTCATCCAAAGACTGAAAAGGATGCCGGACGGAAAGCAAGTTTCTGCGCTCGCATGAAAGGCATGAAGTCAAAGCTCACAGGGTCAAAGAAAAAAGCTGATCCCAACTCTCGTATCAACAAAAGCCTCCGTGCTTGGAACTGCAAATAATTATGGCAACAAAGAAGCCCGGATTATACGCAAACATCAACGCAAAGAAGAAGCGCATAGCAGCCGGATCTGGCGAGCGTATGCGTAAACCCGGAAGCAAAGGCGCTCCAAAGGCAAGTGCATTCAAACAATCAGCTAAAACTGCTAAGACTATAAAAAAGAAAAAGCAATGAGTGAACCAATGCGGAAGGCTGACTTCAATACCGGGGCCGGCAAGGGAGATCACGAGCGCCCTGTGAATCGGAAAGTGTTCCGAGACAATATGGAAAAGATTAAAAAGCATGGCAATCGTGGAACTGCGGTATTTTCTAAAGGTGCAAAGACAACATACAAATATTCATGAAGACAACAATCAGTAAGGAACTACGAGATCATTTGACGAAGATTGGTCGGTTAGGAGGCAAGGTTTGTAGCAANGAAAAGGCGTTGGCGGCAGCGCAGAATGGNAAAAAGGGAGGCCGTCCACGGAAAGTGGTTGCCCACGAATCGGCATAAATAGAGGCTCTAGAGACTATTTTCACACAGGTAAAAATAATTCTTGAATAACCCAAGCGGATGGGTATTCTCTCATTTGTCGGTCAACCCAAACCCAAACACACACACATGAAATACCAAGTTATCCACGAATGGTTAGTCGAATCCGTAGACCAGTATGGCGACATCATCGATAGCAATTGTTACCCAACACTTGCAGACGCAATTAGGACAACACTAGGTTGTCCTGAAGGTCAAGACTACTATCGCATCGGACTTGTCCGCGATGAAGGCAACGATGTCGATGGCTTAGTAGATCGCCAGTGGGNGTACATCCAGAATGATGGAACACTACCTGACAAGTACAGCAAGGGAGCAATCATTCCTAAAAAGTTCCGCGCTGAGTTTGCAAAGTTTGATGTAGCAGTCGTATCAAAGTACGCTGACCGCGATCTCGTAGAGGAAGCCGAGGAATAGCCAACAACCCAACCCAAGCACATGATCAAAAAGAAAAAACTTCTTTTTAAGAAGTTGACTCCTGCTGAAAAACTATTACAACTATTCCGTTCGGTGAACCCAAACGTAACCCACAACAAACCCACAGTTAACCCAAACACAACCCATAAATAAAATGAGCATCGCTCAATCCAAACTAAACGCGGCACTCGTGGCTGCTCTGTCAGATATGAGGAATATCGCCAAAGACAAGGTGAATCCTCACTTTCGCTCCAAGTTCACATCCTTGGATGCCATCCTTGAAACTGTCCGTCCAATCATGGCAAAGCACGGACTTGCTATCACCCAGTTGCCGGAGTTTAGGGATGGCCTGGCCGGCGTTACGACTCGTATCATACACAACTCTGGAGAGTCTACGGAATCCACACTGCTATTGCCATTAAAGGATCAGTCATGCCAGTCAGTCGGAGGNGCTTTGACGTATGCTCGACGTTACTCAATTAGTGCCATTTGTGGCATTGCTAGTGATGAGGATGATGATGGTCAGCAAGCATCAACTCCTAAAAAGGAAGCTGCGAAGATCAGCAAGCCAATCTTCACGGACAAGATGCCGAAGCTCCACAATGACGATCTGACTGCAAAATTATTCCATTTGATGGATCAGAACAAGGTCACGGAGAAAGAGATCCGTCAATTCTGCATATCAAAGGGAATGAAGGATGTTCCTGAATTTGTAGCTGACTTCTCCATACCAATGGTGAAACGGTTAATTGAGATCTTCGCTGATGTTGTAGCCTTCACTATTTGAAATAATGACTGACGAACGCGAATCCAAAATGAGTGGATCCGGCATGGCAGGTTATGCTGCTTGTCCGGGAAAATTCCAACTTGAGTTAACTTGTCCTCCTGACAAAGGTAATGCTTATACGGAGATGGGTAATCGTATCCATGAGTATCTTGCTGGAGAACAGATTGAGTTGACTGATGAAGAGCAAGTGATTGCTGACAAGTGCCTAGCTCAATACAAGGAGGTCGTAGCTGCGGTAGGTTTGGACGAACCCACTACAACTTCAGTAGAGAAGCGCTTGTGGTATGGCTCAAAGTGGTCAGGAGCAATTGACCGCATTGATTTCTCTGCAGATGGCAGAACTGTTCTGATCGTGGATTGGAAAACTGGTAGGAACCCAGTCGGGCAGGCTTCCGGCAACCTTCAGGCAAGGTCCTATGCCGTCCTAGTTGCAAAGAATTGCCCAAGCATCACCAAGGTGTATGTGGCAATTATCCAACCTATGGCTGCTCCATATTCCATCACGGAGTATGATGAAGAGGCGCTGCGAGATGCTGATGATGAGTTGGCAATGATAGTCGCCCGTGCTGAAGCTCCAAACGCTCCGCGGGTTCCATCTCCTGACGCTTGCAAGTATTGCCGTGCAAAGAGCATTTGCCCGGAAGCACAAGGAGAGGTGAAGCAGCTAATAGAGGTAGCAACTGCTCCAATACCGGTCCTGACCAATGTTCAGGTTGCTGACTTCCTTGAGAAGGCAATTGTCGTTGAATCTTTCATTGAGGCGCTGAAATCAGAAGCCAAGAAGAGGATGCAGGAAGGTCATGAGATTGCCGGATACAAGCTGATGCCCGGACGCACAAGCCGGAGCATTGATGATCCTGCGGTAGCATTTGAGAAGTTGGGACTCACCAATGAGCAGTTCCTGTCTACTTGTAAGGTATCCATTCCTTCAATTGAAAAAGTTTTTGCCTCAGTCAAAGGACTGAAAGCGAAAGAAGCAAAAGCAGAGGTGGAATCCCTCCTCGGTGATTGCATACAAACCAAAACAAGTGAGTCTATTATAACTCGCACAAAATAAACCGAACCATGAGTATTCAACTATCAGTTGATGTAACGAAGATCAATAAGGACTACCTTGTTGAAGGCAAAAAGGGAAAGTATATGACGCTTTCCCTCAAGAAGAACAAGGACGAGGAAGGCAATCCTACCAAGGATCAGTATGGGAATGACGGATTCATAGTGCAGGTCATCCCAAAGGACAAGCGTGAGGAAGGCCTCCGCGGACCTATTGTGGGCAATTACAAGGAGTATCTTGATGATTACATTGCTCCTGCCAAGGCTGCCGCATCAAGGAAGCCAGAGCTAGTTGAAGACAAAGATGACGATCTTCCGTTCTGATGAGTGCCACGGTTTCAAAAAAGAACATCAAACCTGAAGACGAGTTTGTTTGTGAAGATTGCGGTGAGGTAACAATTGGCCAAGCAATCTTTAATGGACAACTATTGTTCTATTCGCATCAAGACAAGAGCAACCCAAACAATAGCACCTATCGATGCATTGATTGTCAGGACGAGCGATTTTCAGGAATGTACTAATGAAACCAATTTCCTTTATCATCCCTGTCTGCCCTATGTCGTTACAGAATTCGGGTAGGCGGGTGATGATAAGGAATGGTACTCCAATCTTCTACAAACAGAAGAAGGCAAAAGACTGGGAGAAGCTCATTGAGTATACTGCAAACCCTCACAAGCCGGCCAGGCCTTATGAAGGACCGGTCAGCATGAAGGTTGAATTTGTACTCAAGCGGCCAATAGCTCTCAATACAAAGAAGTTCAATCCCGGAAGGATACCTTGTCCCAAGCGCCCTGATGCAGATAACATGCACAAGTGCCTACAAGACTCCCTGAAAGGATTCTGGCTTGACGATGCACAAATCGTTGAGCTACATCTAATCAAGGTCTACGCGAGTAAGACTGAAACACCCAAGATAGAAGTATCAATACATCCATACAACCCAACACCCAATGACACAAAATCAATATGAATTGGACTTTGCTCCAATTGTTAATGAACCTGAAAGCTGCAGCCTACCATTCAGGTTTGCACGATTCCATTTATCAAACCCACAAGTATTTGATAATCTCGTAAAGTTGGCGCACAAGTTCCGGCAGGCTAGGCCAAAGGCAAAGTTAGGCATTCAAATGCTCATGGAGGTCCTCCGCTGGGATTACTTTATGCAGACTGAAGGAGAGGAAGAATTCAAGCTGCCAAATGAGTTTGCTGCATTCTATAGTAGGCTGATCATGACTCAGGAACCTGAACTAAAGGACATGTTCCGGGTACGCACATCAATCGCCGATTAATATGGATCCACAAGAATCATTCAAAGATTGGTACAAGACTGAAGGCATCCGTACGCCAGTGCCAATGGGAGAGCATGGTCACGAGTTCTACCAACGAATTGCTTACGAGGCAGGCGCTCAAGCGGCCATGAATTATTGCATCAGCATCATTGATAAGGTTGAAGAAATTCTAAAAAAGAAATGAACTATTATACATTTCATATCGGAGATTTCCGTGGAGGCACGGCACACCTTTCAATGGAGGAAGAATGCACGTACAGGAGGCTGCTAGATCTCCAGTACGATCAGGAGAACCCACTGCTTGATGACATTGCACATTTGTCACGAAAGGTACGTTCAACACCTGAACTTGTGATGATAATCCTCAATGAATTCTTTACCAAAACGGATTCTGGATGGGTAAATGCGAAGGCAATGAATGTCATCACAAAGCATCAGGAGTTCAGCCTAAAACAGAAGGAAAATGGACAAAAGGGAGGTCGCCGTAAAACAAGAAAAACCCAAATTGAACCCAACGCTAACCCAAAAGAACCCAAGGCCAAGCCTCCCATTACCCAATACCCATTACCCAATACCCTTATTAATAATAATGAGTTTGTGTCAGCGCTTGAAGAATGGAACGAGTACCGCAAGCAAATCCGCAAGCCGATCAACCCTCGCCAGTACCCTTCCCTGATCAAGCAGTTTGAAGACTGGGGAGCAGCAGTATCAGTTGCCAGTATCCGGGCAAGTATCATGAACGGCTACCAAGGATTGTTTGAACCCAAGGCAAGCATTGTAAGCAAACCCACAATGACCAAGCCAGAAGTCCCTAACGAAATTGCCAAACTATTCTGATCATGGAAACCATTCAAACCATATGCCTCGATTGCAAAAGCACATTTGATGCTGAGCAGATTCTTTTCAATGGCCGCCCACTCTTCTCAAACTCAATTTGTGAGTCATGTCTTGAGAAGCGAATCCGAGATAATGAGAAGTCTCGTGAGCAGGAACTCTTAAACGCCAAAAATAACGCATTTTGGAGCGAAGTCCCTAAAATGTATGCCGAGACAGATGAAAGTCGTCTACAGGCCGTCCTCGTTGCGGCAATTGATGGTTATGAAGTAGGTCCACGAGGCATCGGCATCATCGGAAAGTCAGGAGCAGGGAAAACTAGAACCGCGGTACAGATCCTGTACAAGGCGCACCTGGCCGGCAAATCCATCTGCTTCCTAAAGGCTACTAAGCTCACCCTTGCAGCCCAAGAGAGATTCCACGCTGATGATCAGGTAAAACACGCTGCTGAGATACGCATCCGTAGGGCATACAGGAGCCAGATCCTCCTGCTTGATGACCTTGGCAAGGGACGGTTACCCAATAGCGCCGAGGAGTTGCTCTATGACATTGTGGACGAGCGCAGCGAGCGTGGACTCCCAATCATCTGGACCAGTAATGCCGGGAGCAAGGAACTAAAGGAGATGTTCTCATCTGACCGCGGGATACCAATCCTTCGGCGCCTAGCTGAGTTCTCAGACATAATAAACCTATGAAAGAAACAAATAATTCAGAATCAATATCATTATATGATTTGCCATTTAGCAATCGTGCAATAAATATATTTCGTCGTATTAATATTAATACCATACAAGAATTAATAACATATTCAGTTGCTGATCTAAACCGTTACAGAAATTGCGGTAAAGGCACCGTTGTTGAAATTGTTACTGTATTGGGAAGAATGGGTTTTTCATTAAGAAAACCAAGTATCCTTAAACAAGGTCCAATTACTAAAGAAGCATTATTAGATAAATTAGAAAAAATTCGCACATTACTTGAGCTTATTGAAGATTCAATAAAAACATCATGAAACCATACCCTGAACCTGATCCAGAAGATATATGAGCTGCGCCAAAAAACGAGTCACTTGCATCATCGTCTCACCATCTGGCAAACATTATGTGGGAGAGAACTCATGCCGCAATTCTCAAACCAAATGCCCGCGAGAACCCGGAGAAGACTATGCCAAATGCATCACGATCTGCCAACAAGCTGGACACGCTGAAATGATGGCGATTGATCTAGCTGGTTCTGACGCAACGAATGCAATTGTCTACCTTATCGGCCATGACCATTATTGCCGTAACTGCCAAATAGATCTATTCAACGCAGGAGTCCAATACCTCACAAAGCCCATCAATATATGAAGTTAATTAATAAAATAATATGCCTACTAAAAGGTCATAAAAATATGTGCAATTACAAACATAAGTTAATCATCTGCATACGATGCCATGAAATTTGGTCAGTNCTTTAGCAAATAAACAAACCCAAACAAATCCCAACGCCAACCCAAATCAAACCCAATGCAACATGTAACAACCGAATCAGATTACCTCCACATTTCAGTCACTCCTAAAATGATACAAGAAGCCCAAGAGAGATCACAAGCTGCCTACAATCATCACGGCGATTACGCCACAACCCGTCCCAACTCAAGACTCCAAGGATTCCTCGCAGAGGCCGCCATCAAATACTGCTACCCAAACCTCAAATACTACAACGGCACAGAGCATGATCTGATCTCTGAACCAAGTCAAACAACAATAGATGTCAAATCAGGCAAGGTAACTGTACCTCCAAGAGTAGCATTCAATATTATGATGCTAGCCTGTCAAACTATTAATTCCGATATCCTCATATTCTGTTCAGTAACCGAGAACTTCAAAACCGTAATTTCCAAGGGATTCATCACAACGACGGAATTCAAATCACTACAATTTGAGATCCCGGAAGGAGCAAAAATTGGGCCTCAAACCAATGACAAACTACGCTACGGAATCAAGGGAAACCAAATCTACAAGATGGATGAATTCACCAACTTTATTGAGAATGAATAACCTTTTGGGAGATTATTAAGAACCCTTTTTTAATATCCTGTCAAGCCTAAAATATCTTTTCTCTTTCAATTTGCTATAATTAACGCTATAAACCCAGTGCTAACCCACCGCTTGTTATAAGAGAAGATCTAACTCCGCTATTCTGATGCCCGAATTGAAACACAAAGTTCACGAGAAGTTTGCATGGTTGGTTTGTGAAGGTAAAAACTTCACGGAAGCCTACAAGGTTCTCAACCCTGATGCCAAGTATCCGGGGCAAATGGGTACTCAGATAGCGGCCAGGCC